CCTGGGTATTCTCGTTAAGAGTTACCCTCCGTTATCGCCAAGTGAACTCGAGCTTGCTCTTGTTCTTTGGTGTGTACGTGTCCGTCGACACTGGGGTCGGAAACAACTGTTGTAGTTGGTCCGATGTACTTCTGTCGTCAACACCATTAGGGAGCGGGGCCCGGAGCTCTCCTTCAGATTCAGTAAAGAATCTGAGAAGTCTACTCCAAAACCCTGCACAACCCTTATGGGATGGCGGACTCACTGCTCGCACGTAGCTTTCATACTTTTGAGTATTCAAGTTCCATGCGGTAGGAGCAGAACCGAGATCTAATATACCTCGGTTCTCAAAGAACGTCATAACTGCATCCGTGCAGAGACCTCCAACTGAGGTCATTCTGCGTGGTGCCTTCCGGTTACGGTCTCTAAACGCCTTCTTGGCGTATGGACTCTGGGACTGGATGGTTACCATGTCGAATGTATTACAACGATCATCGTGTCTGGGTAACACCTGGATAGCCAGAATCCCGCGTGAAGCGAGGGTCTGGTATGAGTCTTCGTCGTAGGCGAACGGAACTTCCGTGAACCTACTGACAAGACATGCAGCTATATATTGAGCTGTCCGATGATAACCCCTGCGATGCATCTCATTCGCGTAAGCTATGTGAGATGCGTAAACAGCGGATTCGGGGGCCGATGACCAGTCTGTCGAAATACGACAGGGTGTAACGTCAGCGCCTCGGAAGGCGTCCGTTCCACATGACTCTCTAAAGAGTCCATTGGTAAACGACTTGTCCTTGTTGACCTTTAAGCCAACAAGTTCAAGGCGAGTGATAGCGCTCTGGGCATTGTTGCCTGGGACTATCACATCGTCACCGTACACGAATACCGTCTCTCGACGGCACGCGCTTGTTACGTCGCATTGAGCTGTAAGAGCCGCCCAGATTGTAAGCGCCATGACGGGGAAGCATAAAGCTGACCCCATTGGTGCGAACTTTCCAAGTTCGAGCTCTTCGCCCTCTGCGGACGAGGTCTTTAATGATCTTGACGCAGCCAACGCCCTCACGATGTGAGGGGGGAAGATGCGTGCAACGAGGCCCATCGAGACTCGGTCACTTGCCTCCTTGAGGTCAAGTGTCGCAAGTCCGCCAGTTGCTGAGCCCGCGAGGGCCAGTGACTGGTTGATGGACTGATCTGTGAAGTTAACGTGCCCACCTGTTAAAGGGTGTGACTCTATATGCTTCACTAGTCTCCTCATGATACCCTGCTGTATCCACTGGTTTTCCAGGGGTTCACAAGATATCAGGCGAGGACCACGAGAATCCTTCGGGACCAATACAATTTTGGCCGAGGATTCGCGGACAACGATGCCATCGCTTCCAAGTTCGTCAGATAAGGCAGGACAAGTTGTCCTGACTCTCTGATTAGTTTGGTCTGCGAGAGTATCCGAGACATGATTACTGTTGACCATAAAATACTGGTCGAACGGGAATACACTGTCTAGCCTTGGATTAATACGCTTAAAATCGTATTTCTCCTCGTACTTCTCCTTAGTGGAGACAGACCCGGGGCCGTGTTTAGGACTAATGTCTAATGGATCGAAATTACAGAGGACTCTTGCGAGTTGCCTCTTCATTCCTTCCATTAGATCATTCCTGTCTACGGCTTCATCTAAGTCCACGCCGACCACTCGTTCTACTTTGAACGGCGTTCGGGGTTGTGAACTATGCGTCGCGTAGTGGTCGTTTTTATGACGAAACTTCGCAACGTGCACCTCTTCAGGTGCTTGACCATCGAGATTACTAATCACGATGGTATCCATGCCCCACATACAGGATTCGACGGCGTAATCTGTCCTTTCAGACAGACCTCCGACGATTAAGTTCCTGATGTTGGGGACGCATTCTCTATACCACCCTTGAAGGGTTCCGTCGAAACGGCGCCATCGCTTGATGGCAGGTATTGTAGATGCAGTGCTGGATTGATCTGGGCATTGTCCCCAATTGTACATCCCGATACGACTAAAATAGTCAGGGTCGGTATGACAATTGGTAGGTATTTGACTAGGTAAATGACTGGTGATCGACAAGAGAGCATTAAAGTTTTTAACTTCTTGCTCCGTTCGCCAAAATTCAGCCACAACCGATTGTTCGAGCGTTGCTTCATAGGGTAGTTTAAGTTTGTAAAATACAAACAGGACTTCCCGAATGGACCTTACGCTTCGAGTGCATGCGCTGGGTAGTACCCAGCCAGAGGAATCGAAGACCAAACGAAACAGCTCACCTAGAAACCTAGGCAGCTGAGTCCCAGGAACCTTGCGGAACCTGAGACAGTCGATTGGTGCTTCACCGGTCAGAGCCCGATCAAGGGCTTTGCCGAGTTTAGGAAGGGTCTTCGTGAAGAAGCCTTCCCCTTCTCGTGCAAATCGCCGACGCGCTTGTTGTTGCGTGTTTTTGATTTGCCGAGGTGTGATTCCATGCACGTCTTTTAGAACGTCACGGATGAGGTTGGTGATAACTTTTTGGTTATCTAGTCTTTTTGAAACAGGCATAATGCTGTGTTTTACTAGAGACTGTTCCATACCTCCTCCACTATCTAATCGGACCAGCGAAAGCTGGTCAATACTCCCTAGACTTTTCAGTCTGGGAGTTCCTGATTGATGAACATGGCACTGTTTGTGCCAGTCGTCAAGAAGTCGTTGCTTTGTGCACCGACTTCCAGTACCTGGGCCGCCGTAGCCACCTTTACGGGGTAGCGGCACACTGTATACCATTGGATCACGCCCTCCTCGAGGGTCGTGGCATTGATAACAGTGACATCCAGACGAAATACCGAGTTTTGCGTCAATTTGACGCCTTTCCCGGTCATCGTATGACCAAAGGTCATGTATGATGGAGCATCGAACCCGGTCGCGCTGTCTTTGAGTATGACCTTGCGGTCTTTACGCTCTAGGACAGCGAAATCGTGGTCCGTGGTTCCATCGGTCAGGTCGATAATAGGATTAGGGAATGACATAGTCAGTGTAGGGCAAAAGCCCCGTTTGTATTTGATTCCAGGTAGCAAAAACTACCTAACCCGTAAAATGCGGGTCAACATGTTGCTGCGTTGTGCAGGCTCATCTCCCAAAATAGAGAGACGCCGCTAACGAGACCTTGTTGAGGTCAAGTCCACTACCCACGAACTCACTGAGGTCGAGGTAGAATGACGGAACATATCTGAACCTATGATAGTGTTCATGATGTTCCTGGTATCGAGTGTAACGTCCAGATGAATAGGACCCGTCGAGACTGTCGATTTTATCGTCTGTCTCTAACCGGCTCTTCCACTGGACTGAGCACCCGAACGAACGTATTCTGACTGTGGCGTCATACAATTCCTCCTTGAACTGATCTAGGTAATCTCCAACTCGGAGAAACCAATCAATAAGGAAGGAATACCGTGTGGCGTTCCAGATGGTCTTTGGGTTGAAATTAAGGCCCAAAGTGTCCATTAGTAACCATGCCTTCGCAAGCGAAGGTGTTAACGGCGGCGGAGTGACAGTGTACTCCATCGTTGCATTAAACCATGCGTCTGTTGTGGTCCTGATTCTTCGTCGGTTGTGCGAAAACGCGCTTCCGGCTTGGATACCATGATCATACAGATAATCATCTAGTTCAGTAATATACTGACGGTGATGGGAGCGTAGCCGCTTATTGGCCAACTTGGCCAGGCGACGGTAGCTCTCGTTAGCATCCGAGTTTGCATGGACTAATCCATGTATATCAGACAGTAGCGGTTTAATTCCATACTGGTAAGCCAGATTGGAATTACTTAACCATTGGCGAAACTGTTTTTCAGAGGCAGTAAACGGGGCTCGCAAGAGCGTCCGCAACAAAATCCTCCGAGAGACGGGCTGGCTAACCAGCTCCTTAACTCTTCGAACAGTTTTCCGTATAGCGTCTCGGCGTGGTAACTCAAGCGCAAAATTAATTGCGCTTTCGCCCATCCGATCGTTAACGGCCGGCCACATCCCCTGCAACGCTTTCGTTGCGTATGAGGACACCGGAACGTCATCGAGCACATGCTCGGTACAGCCATTATTATCAAGAGCCGCCTTTTGGGACGCATAAGCGCCGAGCGGTTCGTGAGCGTACGTGCAATATCGTGTCATATCAGCTGGGTCAGGGAAGGCCCTGAACGGTCTGCCAAGAGGCATACTTCGTACCACTTTGACGTGGTCACAGTTGTTAAACACCTTGTCGTTTTCGTAAGTTATCGTCTCCTCATAAGGGATGTACGATTGGCTTACGGCAGCGTAAGGTGTGCACGATGGTAGCGGATCTCCAACTGGGGATCCTACTATCTGTGGGTGGGAAACCACCCGTGCGTTTGCAATGGTCTGTTTGGTTATCATACGTTATTATTTGTAGTTTACCTATAGAGGCAACGGCAGATGATAGCACAATCGCTACGAGTTAGTATCTAGGCCTTTTCAAGCTTCGGTACCGACTCAAACTTAATTGTTCTAAAAACGTGCTTGGCACGCGGTGTGGCCCTTAGCGGG